ATCTCTTTGACATGGGTATAAATAGTGCTCAGGCGCAAGCTGAAATTTATGCTTATTTAAAAATGGAAAATAAGTTAATGGATGAAGGTAAAGCGCCAACTCACGAAATGACCATGCAATGGTTAGAAGCGTGCGCTGATAAATTCTCTGGTGAATCTGTAAAATTTGCAGAGCGAAGAGGATTTAAGCTATACGATGAAGAATCGCTTAATACTAAACTGTTAGATAATAAGGAGAAACCAAATGGCAAACAAGATAGTTAAATATCAATTAGAAGCAAATGGAA